ATGCGGGTAAAAATTATTCGGAAAAACTTTGGCGGTGTGGAGTTTGGCCCGGAGATGCGGGTGCTGCATCTGGGCGGGCAGAGCAGTGCCAATGTAGAAAGGCTGAAGTTTGAGCTGCCGCAGGAGTGGGCCGGATGTGCCGTGACGCTGCACATCCAGCGGCAGGACGGCACACTGCCGACACCGATCCTGCTGGACGAGGAGCACAGCGCAGCAGTGGGCAAGGAATTTACCGCCAGCCCCTGCGGCAGCTGGATGCTGCTGGCTCTGGGTAAGGACGGATACCGGGCGTTGACCCGACCGGCCCGGTATGACTGCTATGAAACACTGAACACAGACGGCGATGCAGAGATCAGCCCGACGCAGTACGAGCTTTTTGTGGCGCGGGTGCTGGGATATGCGACCGGGGCACAGGAAAGCGCAAAGGAAGCGCGGAACGCGGCCGCAGCAGCAAAGCAGGACGCAGACACTGCAGCGACAGCCGGAGCGAACGCGGCAAGGGCGGCAAAAATGGCACAGGAAGCGGCAGGCAGCGCCCAAGGCGATGCGGAGCGGGCGCAGCGGGCTGCAGATCGTGCCGAGAATTTTGCGCCGCCCGAAGATGGCGCGGTGGTAAGTGTGAACGGCATGGGCGGCGTTGTGACTCTGACGGCGGAGGATCTTGGTGCGGTGGGAGCGAACAGCGCGGGCTACGTGAAGAGCATTTCGCTGACAGACCGCACCCTGACACTGACCTTCGGCGACGGAAGCACGAAGACCATGCAGACCAAGGACACCACGACACTGGAAAACATGACCGGCATCCTGCCCGCAGCACATGGCGGCACCGGAAAGAATACCCCGCTGACTGCGGACGACGTGGGTGCGGTGGAAAAGGGGAGCGGTGACTACCTGAAGAGTGCAGAGCTGCAAAACGGAGAACTGGTGCTGACCTTTGGCAGCGGCGACACCGTGCACTACACCCTCCCCGCCGCCACCACCACCACGCTGGGCGGTGTCAAGCTGAGCGAGGATTTCACGGCAGATGCGGACGGCACACTGCATCTGGCAGGCGGTACTGCCCCGGACCCTTACCCGGTGGGCAGCATCTACCAGAGCACCGACCCCACCAGCCCTGCCGCCCTGTTTGGCGGCACATGGGAAGAGATCGCATCCGACCGCGTGCTGATGGGTGCCAGCAGAAACCACGCAGCGGGCACCACCGTGAAGGCCGGTCTGCCGAACATCACAGGCTCTTTTGTTGCGAATGTACACTATATGAGTCATAAGGTATCCGGCGCATTCACTGCCGGCGACCGGATCACATCGACGGGCGCAAACAACGGCGATGCTAATGTGTATAAGTTCAGTCTGGATGCATCCAAGTCCAATGCCGTCTACGGACGCAGCAGTACCGTGCAGCCCGCCGCCTACTATGTGCACATCTGGCGGCGCGTGGCCTGAGAAAGGAGGCTTTGAACGATGATCCCTGTGACATTTGACACTGTGGCAACATTGCAGTTTGGCAGTGAGGGGCACCCGACCAGTCTGCACTTTGCCATCCCGGAAGAGTGGAAAACCTGCAAAATCAGACTCCACCTGCGGCGCAGCGACGGTAGCTTTGTGCCCCCGATGCAGCTGGACGAAAATGGGTGCGTAAAAGTAGACCGCCGTGACTCCGGCAAGACCGGCGGACAGTGGATGCTGTCGGCTGAAAGTCCTGACGGAAAAGTATCTTACTCGCGAATCGGCAAATATGTGACCCCCATGGAGGTGACACAATGAAGATCCTTGACGAGACCGGCGCGGTCGTGGAAAACCCCGACCTGACCCTTGGCTACCTGACCACCAGCACCGAAGAAGTCACCCACCCCGCCGTAGAGGGCGTGGAAGAGCAGTGGCACTGGGAGACCGTGACCGAGTATCCGAACGGCGGCAAGGATGTGCAGAAGGTCGTTGACCGCCCCGGCGTAAAGGCGCAGGAGGAATGGGTGGAACAGGTGCCCATCCAGAAGTACGTCCGCTACACCGCCGAAGAGCTGGCCGCGCAGGAAGAAGCGCGCAAGAAGGCCGAAGCCCTGGAGAAGCTGCCGGAAACGGTGGCGGCACTGCAAAAAGAAAACGAGATGCTCAAGCAATGCTTGCTTGAAATGAGCGAGATTGTTTATGCATAAAATCACACAAAAATTAGAAAGGATGGCACTTATGATGGCGAAACTATGGGCACAGGAGATCATGTTCGCAGAGACCGCGGAGGAGGCAAAGGCGCTGTATGAGCGCTGCCCCCGCCTGCTGAAGGAGAAGGTCAAGGCAATTCTTATCAAGAGCGGCTTTGAGGAAATCACGCAGGAGTAACACAGGAGCTGAAAAATCAAAATGGCACTCTCGAACACGGCAACGCCGATCTACTACGGCCGGTTCCGGGAGGCCGTGATGCGCGGGGAGATCCCCGTTTGCAGAGAGATCAGCATGGAGATGAACCGGATCGACGACCTGATCGTAAACCCGGGCATCTACTATGACGATAAGGCCATCAACGGTTTTATCGCGTTCTGTGAGGACGAGCTGACGCTGACTGACGGCGGCGATGTGAAGATGCTGGACAGCTTTAAGCTGTGGGCAGAACAGATCTTTGGCTGGTACTACTTTGTGGAGCGGAGCGTGTATGTGCCGAACCCGCACGGGGCAGGCGGACACTACGAGACCAAGCGCATCAAGAAGCGGCTGGTGACGAAGCAGTATCTTATCATCACACGTTCGGCCGCAAAGACCATGTACCTGGAATTTTTGCAGGCGTACTTTATGACCGCCAACACGAACACCACCCAGCAGCTGACCACAGCGCCTACTATGAAGCAGGCCGAGGAAGTGCTGGCACCCTTCCGCACCGCGTTGGCACGGGCAAAGGGGCCGGTGCTGAAGTTCATGACCGAAGGTAGTTTACAGAACACCACTGGTGCGAAAGCAGACCGTGTGAAGATGGCAAGTACCAAAAAAGGCATTGAGAACTTTGTGACCAACAGCCTTTTGGAAGTGCGCCCCATGACCATTGAAAAGCTGCAGGGCAGGCGCGACACGGTGGCTACCGTGGACGAATGGCTAAGCTGCGACATCCGAGAAGACCCCATTGGTGCCATTGAGCAGGGCGCGGCGAAAAACGAGAACTACCTGATCGTTGCGGCAAGCAGCGAGGGCACGGTGCGCAACGGATGCGGCGACGACATCAAAATGGAATTGCTGAGCATCCTGAAGGGGGAGTACGTAAACCCGCATGTCTCTATCTGGTACTACAAGCTGGACAGCATTGAGGAAGTGGGCCGACCGGAGATGTGGCTGAAGGCAAATCCGAACCTGGGCAAGACCGTGAGCTACGAGACCTATCAGCTGGACGTGGAACGAGCAGAAAAATCGCCCAGTGCCCGGAACGACATCCTTGCAAAGCGCTTCAATCTGCCGATGGAGGGGTATACATACTTTTTTCCGTATGAAGAGACCCTTTGCCACCGACCGAGAAGCTACTGGCAGATGCCGTGCGCCATGGGCGCGGATCTGAGCATGGGCGATGATTTTTGTGCGTTTACGTTTTTGTTTCCGCTTTCAAGCGGATATTTTGGGGTAAAGACAAGGGACTACATTACCAGCTACACCCTGAGCCAGCTGCCCGTGAGCCGGAGAAACCAGTACGAAGAGTTCATGAAAGAGGGAACACTATTCGTATTTGACGGCACGGTGCTGGACATGATGCAGGTGTATGAAGACCTTGATAACTTCGTGCAGCAGAACCAGTACGACGTGCGGGCGTTTGGCTACGACCCCTACAACGCGCAGGAATTCGTGGAGCGCTGGGGGCAGGAGAATGGCACCTTTGGCATTACGAAGGTGATTCAGGGTGCGAGGACCGAGAGCGTGCCGCTGGGCGAGCTGAAAAAGCTGAGCGAACAGCGGAAGTTGCTGTTTGACGAAAAGCTGATGCAGTTTGCAATGGGCAACTGCATTGCACTGGTGGACACCAACGGCAACCGGAAGCTTTACAAGCAGCGGCAGGACCAGAAGATCGATGCTGTGGCAGCTATGATGGATGCTTACATTGCGTGGAAGCAGAACCGGGATGCATTTGAGTGATTAAGATTCTTGCTTTTTTACTCTATGGCGCTGTTCAAACCCATTTACAATCGTTTGGTGCGGGTCGAGGGGTGGCAGGCCGAGATCAGCTGCTTGTTTGGCTTTTTCGGGAGAGTGAAAACGTTTTTCACCTAAATTTCTCATGCTCAAGCCATGCTTACGAAGAACGGAGTCATACTCATCAGGACTTATGTATGAATTTGTTTCTTCAGGCACGGATGAATCTGATAAGCTGTTGTCCGTAGGAGATTCTGGAATTAGAGGCTCGTCGGCAGATTTGGTTTCCGGACTAGTTGTTAATTCGGCAATTTTATCTTTTGCAAGTTCAATGCCTCCGACAGCAAGCATTGCTGCCACAGCAGTGTATCCAGTTGCTTTGACGGCTTTGGCGGCACGTGGATGCTGAAATTCAAAACTTCTCCATCCGGTAACCGGTTGATTGCTTTCTTCATCGAAATAATCAAGGTCAAGTTCAAGACCACCCATATCGCAGTAAGGACACTGTATGGACTTTTTCTTTCGGTTGGGTACTGGAATCTCGCTACCGCAGTTCGGACAAGTGACCGTCATGCAGAGCACCCCTTTCATCGTTACTCGAAAATATAGGTATGATAGGACACAACAATCTCGGTATCGAGGGGGTACCAATCGCCGGTTTTAAAGGAAGGTGCGCCGTCTACAGTGATCTCTATGATGTCGTACTGAGCGTGATTTTTGCCAAGAACGAGATCCTGCTTTGGCTGATCGACGATATTGATGAAACCGGCATCACGCAGCTTTTTCATGACATTGCGGGCATCTTCGCTCATGGAAATGTTTGGCATGCGGACTTCGCCCATAGCAAGGTGCGATGCGGCTATCTCTTCATCCTTCAGGCGGGCAAGCTCGGCCTGATGGGCGGCAAGTTCCTGTTCCCGCTTCTGGTTGATGGAATCGTAAGCGCCGCGGCAAGCGAGAAGAGCAACAATGAGAACGACACTGATGAGGATTTTCCGTTCGTTGGCACGATAGTAATTGATTGCCTTGGCAATTGCGCGCCCAGCCTGGCGGGCATGTTTTTCGTGCTGAGCAGATGCCCATTCTTCGTAAGCACGCTGTTCTTCAGCGTCTTTTGCCTCCTGCTCTTTGCGGATACGCTCGGCTTGGTCTGCTTCGCGCTGGATACGCTCTTCTTCCGTCTTCTTTTTGGCGCGGCGCTCCTCGATGGGAGAGGCAAAAAGGTTGATGACGCGATCAACATTCTGGGCCTGCTTGATCTTTGCATCATCGACGATATGCTCGGTATGCTCTGATTTGGAGTAGTTATAGTTCACGTTGATATTAACGCGGACCTGTGCTCCGCAGGACGCACACTGAATGACTTTTGCGTTGGCATCTTCAAGCAGGATCTTTGCTCCGCATTTGGGGCATTTAGCACTCCACATACACGATTCCCCTTCCTCACAGAATGGCTGTTAAAGCCAGTATAGCACAAACATGGATAAAAGCAATAGAGCGTGAAAGAAGGTGAGTAGATGATAAATCAAAATGACTGGTGGCAGCACCGGAACAGCACCCTGTGCCACTGGGGCATCAAGGGCATGAAATGGGGCGTGCGGCGATACCAGAACAAGGACGGTACCCTGACCGCAGCCGGAAAGAAGCACTATGCCGGGGATGGGAACGCCGGTGAAGGTGCGACTGCAAAGACAGAGTATGCCCCGAAGCGGAAGGGCGGCAAGGCCGAGGACTACTCGGACGAAGAGCTGCGGGCACGGATCAACCGCCTGCAGATGGAAAAGCAGTACCGCGACCTGCAGGGGGATACCAACATCCGCGCGGACGACCCGAACCGGGAACTGAAAGCGGAAAAAGAGCGGCTGCAGCTGCAGAAGGACGTGAAACAGCTGCGCAGCGATGTGTACGGCGGGCAGAGCTTTGTGAAGAGCGTGATGAAGGACGCGGGGAAACAGTTTTTGACCAAGGCTGTGGCGGGTGCAATGAGTTACAGCGCAAAGCAGTTTGTGACGAGCACCTTTGAAAACCCTGATTTAGCAAACGCCATTGTAAGCGGCAGCGCCAGCGGCGGACAGACAAAGCAGGACGACAAGAAAAACTGACCGGGAGGAAAAAATCAAAATGGCGATAAATGTTGGCTCCCGCCTGAAACGGGCGTGGAACGCCTTTACGAACCGGGACCCTCCCGGGAAGAACTACTATGGCGGAGGGAGCAGCTACCGGCCTGACCGGGTACGGTTGAACCGTGCGAATGACCGCACGATCATGACCGCCATATACACCCGCATTGCCATGGACGCAACGGGCATCACAATAAACCACGTAAGGCTCGATGAAAACGGACGCTACGACGAAACCGTTGATTCGGGCCTTAATTGCTGCCTGAACCTTTCCGGCAACAAGGACCAGACCGGCAGGGCGCTGCGGTATGACATGTTCCTCTCTGTACTGGACGAGGGCGTGGCGGCGCTGGTGCCGGTGGACGTGGATGTGGACGAAGAGACCGGCAAAGAAAAGATCCTTTCCATGCGGGTGGCAAAGGTGAAGGAATGGTACCCCGATGATGTGCGGCTGGAAGTGTACAACGACCAGACCGGGCAGAAAGAGGAGATCACCCTGCCGAAAGCAGAAGTGGCCCTGATCGAGAACCCGTTCTATGCGGTGATGAACGAACCGAACGGCACCATCCAGCGCCTGATCCGCAAGCTGAACCTGATGGACGTGGTGGATGACCAGCTGGGATCTGAAAAACTGGATCTTATCATCCAGCTGCCATACGTAGTGCGCAACGACATCCAGAAAAAGAGAGCGGACGACCGGAGAGCCGAGATCGAACGGCAGTTGACCGGTTCTAAATACGGCATTGCCTATACCGATGGTTCGGAACACATTACACAGCTGAACCGCAGCCTTGAAAATAACCTCCTGAAAACCGTGGAATACCTGACCAACATGGCATACAGCCAGTTAGGCATTACCCCGGAGATCATGAACGGTACAGCAAGCGATGCGGTGATGACGAACTATGAGAACCGTACCATTGAACCTCTTGTGGCAGCAGCCGTGGATGAGCTGAAGCGAAAGTTTTTGACCGAGGAGGACCGGAAGGAAGGCCGCGAGAGTATGATGTACTTCCGCGACCCGTTCAAGCTGGCACCGGTGAGCGCCGTTGCCGAGATGGCGGACAAATTTACCCGCAACGAGATCCTGACAAGCAATGAGTTCCGGCAGCTGCTGGGAATGAAGCCCTCGAAGGACCCGAAGGCGGATGAACTGCGGAACAGCAATATTTCGCAATCCGATGCGGAGATTGCTGAGAGAAACAAAACGATCACGGCTGGAAAGGAAGCCGTAGAAAGGAGTATGGCAAATCAAAATGGCGAAGTTTGATTACGACTGCAGCGGATGGGCCACGAAGGCTAAGACTAAGTGCTATGATGGCCTGACCATTGCACCGAATGCGTTCCAGGAATGCGACGGTAAAGTTGTGACCATGGTGTACAACCATGACCATGACAACCTGGAAAACGTCCTTGGCCACTGCCTGCTGGAGAACCGGCCCGGGGGCATGTACTGCTACGCAAAGTTCAACGATACGGATACCGGCCGGACCGCGAAGGCCTGCGTGGAAAATGGCGACCTGAACGCTTTTTCCATCTATGCAAACTGCATCAAGAAGACTGGCAACACTGTCCAGCACGGCATTATTCAGGAAGTGAGCCTTGTGCTGGCAGGCTGTAACCCGGGTGCGCTGATCGACGAGGTGGTGAAGCACAGTGCTGACGAGGACTACGAGGGCGGCGAAGTATTCATCTACACAGACGGCGGCCTGAGCATTGCCCATGGACTGGACCCGGACGGCGAACCGCTGGACGACCTTGTACACAGCGGCGATGCAGCGACCGACAAAGCAACACAGGAGGAAGCCGATAGGGCGGACGAACAGAAGGACGGCAAGACGCTGAAAGAGGTGTACAACAGCATGACACCCGAACAGCAGGAGTGCTGCCACGCACTGGTGGGCATGGCCCTGGAAAAGCGTGACGGCGAAGAGACTAACGATGAGGAGGAAGAAACCGTGAAGCAGAACGTATTTGAGAAGGACACGAAGGGCACCGTGCTGAAGCACAGCATCGACGAGATCAACAAGGTGGTGAAGACCGCCAAGACCTGCGGCACCATGAAGGCCGCTTTTGCAAATGCCGGCATTGAGGACAGCGAGGTGGACGCTTTGTGCCACGGCATTGACAATATCGACTGGCTGTTCCCGGAAGATCACCTGCTGGACACCACGCCCAGCATCATTGACAAGCCCGACGACTGGGTGAGCGTGGTGATGGGCGGCGTGAAGCACATCCCGTTCAGCCGCTTCAAGAGCCTGTTCGCCGACCTGACCGAGGATGATGCACGTGCCAAGGGCTACCTGAAGGGCAACTACAAGACTGAAGAGGTGTTCGGCCTGCTGCGCCGCTCCACCGGCCCGACCACGGTGTACAAGAAGCAGGAGCTGGATCGCGACGATGTGGTAGACATTACCAGCTTTGACGTGGTGGCATGGCTGCGCAACGAGATGCGCTACAAGTTGAACCGTGAGCTGGCGCTGGCCTACATTCTGGGTGACGGCCGCATGGCAGCAAGCCGTGACAAGATCGATGAGAACTGCATCCGTCCGGTGTTCAACGACGCCGACCTGTTTACCATCAAGGTGCAGGTGAAGACCACCGGCCTTTCCACCGTGGAGGACAAGTACAAGGCCTTTATCAAGCAGGCCATCCGTGCCCGCAAGGACTACCGCGGCAGCGGCACCCCGACTATGTTTACCACCGAGGATGCCCTGACCGAGATGCTGCTGCTGGAAGACGGCATGGGCCGCCCGCTGTATACGGACGAGGCCGCACTGGCCCGAAAGCTGCGTGTTGCCAAGATCGTGACCATTCCCGAAATGGAAGGCCGCAAGGGTGCCAAGGGCGGTGATCTGGCTGCTGTGATCGTGAACCTGGCCGACTATACCGTGGGTGCGGACAAGGGCGGTGCCGTGAGCATGTTCGATGACTTTGACATCGACTTCAACGCACAGAAGTACCTGATCGAGACCCGCTGCTCCGGTGCACTGACCAGCCCCTACAGCGCTATGGCCATTGAGTGGGCTGCATGAGAGACTCCTTCAGTCTCACAGTCCGCCTGACGGCGGCGCTGTTCGCCAGCTCCCTCATTGAGGGAGCCTTTTTTAAAGGAAAGGATGATAGAAAATGCTGAACAAGTTCTATGAGCAGGGCAAGGACCTGCACGTTGCAAACTATGTGGCCTATGGCAAGACCGCTGACCACAAGCTGTATGCCGACGAAGGTTATAAGGAGACCGTGACCAAGGCCGAGATCGAGGATGCCTTCGTGAAGGGCCGTCTGGTGATCGTGGAGGGCGCAAACTATCTGGTGCCTGTGGCCTTTGGTGCGACCGGTGTGATCACCGTTGTGGCCGGTGAGACCGTGAAGACCCAGGCATGGGTTGCTTCTGCCGAAAAGTAAGCAGAAAATTCAAAATGGAGTGAAAGTGCTATGAGCAAGTGGTTTGGGAAGCTTGGTTTCGTGGAGACCAAGGAGACAGAGCTGAGTGTGCACTCGGAGATCGTGACAGAGCGTGACTGTTACGGCGACCTGACACGGAACACGCGCAGGTTACAGTCCCCCGACAAGGTGAACGATGATATCAGCCTTGCGAACACGCTAAGCGTCATCGCTGACCCGTATGTTCAGGAGCACTTTTGCAATCTCCGGTATGTGACGCTTTACGGCGGAAAATGGAAGGTGACGGACGCGAGCGTGGAGTACCCACGCATCGTGCTGACGCTTGGAGGGTTATGGCATGGCAACGAAACTGAGTGAAAGACGCTCCGGGCTGGATGCGCTTTTGCGCAGCATCGTGAAACAGCGGTGCGGCAGTGAAAACGTGTACTACCAGCCGCCTGCAAACCTGCGGATGAAATATCCTTGTATCTGCTACAAGCTGGAAAAGATCCGCAGCCCGAAGGCTGACGACCGCGTATACCGCCAGACCTTCCATTATTCTGTTACCGTGATCGACACGAAACCGGACAGCGAAATGACAGCGGCCATGAGTTTGCTTGCAAAGGCTTCTTATGACCGCCATTTTATTTCGGACAACTTATACCACGACGTATTCAGCGTGTGGTACTGATACCTATTTATAAAGGAGGACAAAACCTATGGCAAAACTGAATTGGGACGTTGACGGTACCCGCAAGTTCCACGCCGGTGTTTCGCACGGCGTGGTTTACCCCAAGGCCGATAGCGAGGGCTACGACAATGGCGCTGCATGGAATGGCCTGACCGGCGTGTCGGAAAGCCCCAGCGGCGCAGAACCTACCGACCTGTGGGCTGACAACATGAAGTACGCCCGCCTGATCTCCGGCGAGGACTACGGCTTTACCATTGAATCCTATATGTACCCGCCCGAGTTTGAGCCCTGCGACGGTCTGGGCAGTCCTGTGAAGGGCGTGCGCATCGGCCAGCAGAAGCGCAAGGCATTCGGCTTTACATGGCAGACCAAGGTGGGCACCGATCAGGACCCCGATGCCGGTTACATCATCCATGTGGTGTGGAATGCGACCGCAAAGCCTGCTGAGAAGAGCCACGAGACTATGAATGACAGCCCGGATGCCGAGACCTTCAGCTGGGAGTGCGATACCGTGCCTGTGAACATTGCAGACCTGAAGGCTGCGGCGGTGGCAGAGTTTGACAGCACTGAGCTGACCGCAAAGCAGATGAAGGCCGTGGAAGACCTGCTGTACGGCACCGACAGCGAGAATGCAAAGCTGCCCACCCCGGACGAGCTGCTCGCTGCAGTAAAGGCTGCTGTGTAAAAACACCCTCTCAGCGCGCAGTCCGGCATTTGCCGGTGATGCTTGCAGCTCTCCCGAAGGGGCGAGCTTTGCTGAGAGGAAAAAATCAAAATGAACCGATAAGGAGAGATTAAGATGCTGAAAAAGACCATTTCCTATACCGACTATGACGGCAACCAGCGCACCGAGGACTTCTACTTCAACCTGTCGAAGGCGGAGATCACCGAGATGGAGCTGAGTATGGAGGGCGGCATGCGTGCCTACATCCAGAAGATCATTGCAGCGAAGAGCCAGTTGGAGCTGGTGAAGCTGTTCAAGGATGTGGTGCTGAAGAGCTACGGCAAGAAGAGCACAGACGGCCGCCTGTTCATGAAGAACGACACCATCCGTGCTGAGTTTGAGGCACATCCGGCCTACAGCATGATCTACATGGATCTGGTGACGGACGAGGCCAAAGCAAGTGCCTTTGTGAACGGCATTATGCCCGCCGACATGCCGAAGCAGAACCCGGCTATGGAGATGGCCGCAACCGCAAGCGCTGCGCCTGCACTGAGCATGGCATCGGAACAGGGCTGATAAGCTCTAATATTTTGCCGCTTTGGCGGAGAGAGGCTGCGCCGGGAAATTTCCGGGCAGCCTTTATTTTTTTACTCCTTCAGGCGCTGACGCGCCAGCTCGCTCCAAGAGTGAGCCTTTTAAAGGAGCACATTTAAGAGCACAGGGAGAGTGAAAGAATGCTGGAACTGCATATTCCTGGCGAAGAACGCTGGGATGAGCGAACAAACATGTTCGTATACGACGAGCCGGTAACTTTGAGGTTGGAATACAGCCTGCTCTCCCTGTCTAAATGGGAAAGCAAGTGGCACAAGCCGTACTTGGACGAAAACGTGAAGAAAACGCGTGAAGAAACGCTGGATTTCGTCCGATGCATGACCCTGACGAAGGGTGTGGACCCGACCGTATACGCAAGACTGCGGCGGGAAGACTGGCTGGCCATTCAACGATATATGAGCGACCCGATGACGGCCGCGACCTTTAAAGACCGCAAAGGCGGCAAGAAGCGCGCACGCTACCAGACGGCAGACCTGTTTTATGCCGCCATGGCAAGTTACGGCATCCCGTTCGAGTGCGAAAAGTGGCACCTGAACCGGCTTTTGGCACTGATCCGGGCCTGCGGGGAAGAGAATCTGCCGCCCGAGAAGATGGGCAGACACGAGCAGGCGGCGCACATCCGGGCGCTGAACGCACAGCGCAGGGCTAAGTTTCACTCGAGGGGGTAAGAGCTTTTGAGCAAGGTAATTGAGATCCGGCAGAAAGGCGACTTTAAGAAAAGCCTGACCTTTTTCAGCCACATCAAGAGCTGGAGCGTGCGGCCGATCCTTGAGAAATACGGAAAGCTGGGTGTAGAACGGCTTGCGGATGCCACCCCGAAAGCCACCGGAAAGACGGCGGCAAGCTGGAGCTACGAAATCAAAATGGACAAGAGCGGGGCCACGCTGTGCTGGAAGAACGGCAACATTGTAGACGGAGTGCCCATTGCGGTGATCTTACAATACGGACACGGGACGAGAAACGGGGCCTATGTGCAGGGGGTGGATTACATTAACCCTGCTCTGGCTCCGATTTTTTCTGCTCTGGCCGATGAATTGTGGAAGGAGGTAAAGAGCCTGTGAGCCAGGAAGTGGACGAGCGCGTAGTAGAAATGCGGTTTGACAACGCGCAGTTTGAGAAGAATGTGCACCAGACCATGCAGAGCCTTGAAAAGCTGAATGACAGCTTACGGCTGGACGGCGCGGAAAAAGGCTTTGAAAAGATCAGCGATGCATCGGCCAAAGTGGACTTTGACGAGATGCAGGGCGCGCTGGACGACCTGAGCGGAAAGTTTTCGGCCGTGGAAGTGATGGGCGTTGCGGCCCTGAGCCACATTACAAGGCAGGCCGTGGATACCGGTGAAAGACTGGTAAAAAGCCTTTCCCTCGATCAGGTGACGAGCGGCTGGAACAAGTATGCCCAGAAGACCGCAAGCGTGCAGACCATCATGAATGCGACGGGTAAGAGCATTGCAAAGGTGAACGGCTATCTGGAAAAGCTGATGTGGTTTTCGGACGAGACAAGCTACAGCTTTACCGACATGACACAATCCCTTGGACAGCTTACAGCGTCCGGCGGCGACATTGAGAAAGTTATCCCGATGATCATGGGCATGGCAAACGCCACGGCCTATGCAGGCAAGGGCGCAAGCGAGTTCTCCCGTGTGATCTATAACCTGAACCAGAGTTACAGTCAGGGTTATCTGAGCCTGATGGACTGGAAATCGGTAGAGCTTGCGGGCGTGGCAACTGCTGAGCTGAAAAAACAGATCATCGAAACCGGTGTAGCGCTTGGCAAGATCAAAGAAGGCGATGTGACGGTTGGCACGTTCAGCTCAACGCTATCGAAAAAATGGGCTGACAAAGAGGTAATGGAGACCGCCTTTGGCAAGTTTGCCGAGTTCAGCGAAGCCGTGAAGAAGATGGTGGACGCGAATCCCGGTATGCTGGCATCGCAGGCCATTGATGCTCTGGCTGACCAGTACGACGAAGTGACAGTGAAGGCCTTTAAGGCGGCACAGGAGGCAAAGAGCTTCAGCGAAGCGGTGGACGCCACGAAGGACGCTGTGAGCAGCGGCTGGATGGAGACCTTTGATATCCTGTTTGGCAACTACGAGGAAGCAAAGGGTTTCTGGAGCGATCTGGCGGAAGAGTTCTGGAACATGTTCGCAGGCGGTGCGGCCGGGCGGAACAACTGGCTGAAGAGTGCCTTCGACTCTGGCCTTGACCAGCTGCTGGGAACGGAAGGCTTTGGCGAAGCCGGAGACAACTACACAAACCTTTTGCAGAAAGCACTGGTGAATCAGGGACTGCTGAGTGAGGAAGGCATTGAAGAGGCGGGCAGTTTCCAGAAGGCGTTGGAAGAAAGCGGTGTGACGGCCCAGCAGCTGTACGAAGTGCTTGGGGAAGCGGCTGAGCATTACCATCAGCGTGCCGCCATGAGCGACAAAGAGCTGGATAAGCTGGGGTTTGACCGGGACAAGGTGGACGCGCTGGCAAATGCCTACGACTCCATGGCGGAGCAAATTCAAAATGGCAGTGTGAACCTGGACGACCTTGCAGGCAATATGAACCAGCTGAGCGGCCGGGAGCACTTTTTCAATGGCATCCTGAACGTGCTGGAAGGCATCAACAGCGTATTGAGCCCGATCCGGGACGGATTCGGTGATGTGTTCATGACCGACGGAAGCCCGCTGTACAACTTCCTGAAGGGGTTTGACGAGCTGACCGGGAAAATGGCGCTGAGCGAAGAAACTGCAGAAAAGGTGCAGAAGGTATTTACCGGTGTATTCCGTGTATTGAGCATCGGGCTGAAGGGCGTGAAGGCGGTTGGCAAGACTGCTTTTATGATCCTTGGAAAGCTGCTGGATCTGCTGAGCCCGATGGGCGACCTTTTGCTGAATATTGGAAGCTGCATCGGCAATCTGCTGACATGGGTGGACGAAAGCCTTGGACAGGCAGAGAGCCTTAGTGACGTGCTGGGTATCCTTGTGGGTGCTGTTGCGGCGCTGCTGAGCCCCATTGCGGACGTGGTGAAGGGCGTGAAGACCCTTGTGCGCGGCGGAAACATGGAAGAGGCAAAGAAGCAGTTCGGCGCATTCGGCACCGTGGTGGATGCTGTGGGCAGTGTGCTGGACAAATTCAAAATAGGCAGTGTTTCGGCAGGAAACGTCATCGGTACGGCGTTCCAGCTGCTGGGCGGCATTCTGCTGGGAGCCTTTGAGGGTATGGGTGCACTGATCGGCCGTGCATTCAACGGGTTCAAGGGTGCCGGGGACACGGTGAGCGAGTTTGCCGACAGCAAGGTACCGCTGCTGGAGAACATCCGGGACGTGGTGCTGAGCCTGTCGGAGAAGGCAGAAAAGGCGCTTGCGGACTTTGGCGGAACGCTGACCGGCATTATGAGCAACATCAGCGGTGCGTGCAGGAATGCGCTCAGCGCGGTGAAGGATTTCTTCAACCTGCAGGATGGAGTGGATCTTTACCGGCTGCTGGCGCTGATCGACGTGGGCGTACTGGCGGCAGCAATCTACGGTGCAACGGTGCTGCTGAAGAAGGCAAGCGACAACTTCAAGAAAACGCTGGCAAATCCGATCGGCGATTTCTTTAAGAGCCTGACGGGTGCCGTGAACACCTGGACGAAGGCAAACACCACGAACAACCTCGCAACTGCAGCGAAAGCCATTGCAACGGCGGTGGCGTTAATCAGCGGGAGCATGTATCTGCTGGCGAAGATCAACGACCCGACGCGGGCGGTGCAGGCTTTGGCCAGTGTGATCTCGGAATTGTTCAGCATGGTGGTGGCGCTGAAAGTGTTGGCAGCCACCGACCTGACAGGCCTTGACACGGCGAAACTGATCGGGACCGTTGTAGCTATCAGCATTGGCATGGCGGCGCTGACGAACACGGTTGCAAAGCTTGGAAAAATGGACGCGGCCCAGGCAGAGAAAAGTGTGGAAGCGGTTGGACACATCGCAGCGATGCTGGCCGGAATGACCGGACTGCTGGCGCTGTTCAACAAGCAGCTCGGCGGCGTGAAGGGTGCGGGCGGATTTGTGGCTGCGGCTGCGGCGGTGGACATGATCGCACTGGCACTGATCCCGCTGGCAAAAGCGGAAGCAAATGGCCTTGACATTGACGGGGCCGTGGAAGCCATCAATGGCGTGGCCATTGCCATGAGTATCCTGACCGTAGCAGCAGGCTTTGCGCAGAAGCTGGCGGGAAAAGCAGACGTGAGCACCCTTGACAAGATCATCAAGTATCTTGTGAAGCTGGGCGGAATGCTGGTTGCCATCAATGCAATGGGAACGGCGCTGCTGATGGCAGCAGGGGCTGTGGCGATCTTTGCAAGCCTTGGTGACCGCATGATGGACGGTATCCGGGGCGCAGGGCTTGTGGTGAGTGGCATTGCGGCATTGCTGGTGCTGATGGCAAACACGAAGGTGAACCCCCTGCGGATGAAAATGGGTGCAGAGAGCATGGTGATCGCCAGTGCTTCGCTGCTGGTGATGGCAGCTGCCGTAAAACAGATGGGCAAAGCCATGGGGACGGACGCCGGCGGCGCTGGTATGGCCGGTGTGAGCTTAATGCTGATCGGGCTGGCAGGCGCACTATATCTGCTCGGTAAGCAGGCTCCCGAGAGCACGGCTGCGGCAGTGGCAATGGTGGCCATGGGCGCGGCAATGATCGAAATGGCACTGGCTATCAAAATGCTGGCGGATGTTGACTTTGTAGATATTGTAAAGAGCGTGTTCAGCCTTGCAGCAGCACTTGGCGTACTGATCGCAGGATGCTGGGGGCTGGGATTTGTTTCCGCAAATCTGGCATCTGCAGCCGGTGCCTGCCTGATGCTGGCCACTGCACTGTTGATCCTGACACCGGCCTTTAAGGGACTGGCCAGCCTGACGGCAGGAGAAGCCTTTGCGGGAGTGATCGGAACCATTGGCATCATGCTGGGCTTGTTTGCTGTTGGTGCCATTACACCGGTGGCGGCAGGCATGGTGGTATTTTCGGCATGTCTTATCAGCCTTGGCAAAGCCTTCAGTGCATTTGCGGGAGGCATTATCAAGCTGAGCATTGCCGCGGCGATCCTGACAGTGCTGAGTGCATTTGCAGGACCGCTGCGCGAGGTGATCGTGAATGCAGCAGACGACATTGAAGCGGCGCTGACAGCGATCCTGACAGCCATCTGCAATACTATCAATAACTGCGCGGAGCCGATCGGCGCGGCGCTGCTGACCCTTTGCAAAGTGCTGATCCAGACCGTGATCGATCTGATCGGCTGGGCATGGAGCGGAGAAGGTGGCGAGGGAAACGGCATTGAAGGCGCGCTGGAAGAGCTGTGGAGCCAGTTTGTGGAATGGCTTGGCGAGAAAAAAGACGAAGCCGGGGAACTGATCGGCAAACAGCTGAACCCGGCGAACTGGTTTACCGTGAAAGGCGGACTGCTTGGAAGTTTGCTTGACTCTGCTGACACAGCAGCGGATGAGAGGGAAATGACGGAATACGGCACCTATATGGCCGAGGGCCTTGCAAACGGCCTGACCGGTCCGGAAAGCACGAACGTTGTTACCGGCGGTATAGCGACACTGTGCAGTACCGTAGAAACATTCTTCCGCAATTTCTGGGGCATTCACTCGCCCTCTACACGGATGGCAGACCTGAGCGAATACATCCCGGAGGGCTTCAAGGAAGGACTGACCGGAACGGACGGCACGGCTGCCATTGGTGACGGTATCAGCGGAATGCTGGATTCTGCCGGAAGCTGGCTGGATAAGTTGTTCCCGGGGCTGTTGAATAAGGCAAAGAACTACGGCAGTCAGTTTCAAAATGCACTGCTCAGCGGCAGTGAATATCAGGGAATGCCGGGCTTTGACAAATGGTATGAAAAAGAAATATCGGCCTACCGCGTGAAGCAGCCCGGCGGCAAGACCGGACTGACTGCCGAAGACCTTGACGCGGATATAAAGAAGGACCCGGACGATGACGGGAATAAAAAACCGACAACCACCGGCAAGAAAAAAGGCTCCTCCGGCACGAAGAAGACCGTGGCCCAGCAGATCGAGGAAAAGTACAAGCCGAAGCTGGAAGCAAACAAGGCGGCACGGGAAGCACTGGACAGCGAGTACGAGCTGTGGCAGACCGAGAACCAGTACAGCGCAGACGAGGACACGCTGCTGGCGAAGAAGATGGAGAACGCGGCGGCAGAAATTGCGAACCAGACCAACCGGGTGGCCATTGCACAGGCAAAGTACGACGAAATGCTGAAGCGCTGGGGCGCGGACAAGACAGAGACCAAGGAAGCCTACGCCAGCCTGCTGAGCGAAAAGACCAGCCTTGCGAAATTGCAGGCAGACCAGTACACCGGCCTGTTTGAAGACATCACGAAGCGGTATGACACCGACCTTGGTACACTGGAAAAAGAGTATAACCTCTGGACGGCCAAGAACAGCAACACTGCCTCAAAGCTGGACAAGATCGACCGGGAGACTGAGTACCAGAAGAACGAGCTGGAACTGAAGCAGAAAAAAGAAGCCAAGGCGAAAGAGCAGTGGGAGACCCTGCGGAAGGAATACGGCGAAAGCGACCTGCGCACAAAGGAAGCCTGGAACGACTATCTGGATGCGCAGACCGAGAGCCTGCAGCTTCAAAATGACATTGCAAAGCAGTCTCTGAACAAGCTGGATGTGCAGCTTTCCATCATCAAGGACGAACAGAGCCGGATGCAGAGCCGGATGGACCTGCTGACCAGCATCTACGGCGATGGCAGCCTGAAGGACCGTGAGGACGCCTACAAGCAAGCGGTGGAGCAGTACGGCGAAAACAGCGCTGAGGCAAGAAAAGCAAAGTATCAGGGCATTACTACCAGCATCCTCGGCACAGTGGAAGCACTGCAGAACATGAATGCCGAGCTGGAAAAGACCCGGCTCATCCAGCAACAGCTGGCTGACGGCAAAGACCTGAATGGCAATCCGCTGAGCAAAGATGATGTGAACGACCTGAAGGACCAGCTGCTCTCCTCCCGCAGTTCTATGGTGAGCTTTGCAGGGGCACTGGCAGATGCCATGGGCCTTGAGGACAGTGCCAAAAGCGCGATTGTAAAGCTTGCCAATGCCATCCAGAAGAACTGGGTGCCCATCGGCAATGCGTGCAGCGAGGTGTGGATAAAGGTCTCCGGAGCCATGGGCGAGGAGATGACGAACACCCTGAGCACCGTATTCAAGGTGGCATTCAGCGAGGAAGGCATGGAGATCGGGACGGAATTCGTCTCGGCCATTGCATCTGCCATGCAGGGAGACTACGCCGGTGCCATTATTTCGGCGGCAACGGGACTGATCGATCTGCTGTTTACGGACACCGGAAAGCAGCTGACCGGCGGGGCAGGAGACATGCTGCTGAAGCTGTTTTCCGGAATTCAAAATGGAGACCTTGCGGGAAAGCTTGCCAATATCGGGACAGCCGCGGCAAATGTCGGCAATTCCCTGAGTGGACTGCTGCCCATGCTGGGACAGCTGGGAACGACAGGAGCCGGTGCAGGAATGGCAGTTGGCGGCATTGGCGAAGCACTGGGCGGGCTGGGCGCTTCCATACTGGCGGTGCTGCCCGAACTGCTGATTGTGGTGGGCATTATTGCAGCCATCGCGGCATTGATCGGCGGTATTGCATGGTTTATCAGCAGCCGGAAGAAGGAAAAAGCCACCGGTGCAAAGGACGTTGGCTCGGAGATCGACAAGGGCATCAGCGATGGCGTGAAGGAAGATGCGCCCATTGTGGACGATGCCGTAAGCGACATGACCGAGAACGCCATGGACATTGCGAAGGGTTCGCTTGGGACCATCAGCAAAGTGATGGGCGACGACTACGAGTACACGCCCCAGATCGTGCCCGTGGTGGACCTGACCAACGTGCTGGAAGGTGCGGACGAGATCGACAATGCCTTTGCAGAGACAAAATCGCTGAGCCTTGACGGAGACGTGAGCCGGAACCTTGCAAACAAGATCGATGCCGAAGTGCAGCTTCAAAATGGACTGAAGAGCGCCGGAAATGAGGACACGCTGCGTGCCATCAACGCACTGGCCGGGCACATGGACGGCGTGGCCGAGAGCATCAAGGGCATGAGCGTGACAATCAACGGCAGAAAGGCCATTGGCTACATCGACGACCGGATGGGACGGCTGACCGCAGCGAAAGTGAAGTGAGAAAATGGCGATCATCAAAGAACTGAACCCCGGCGATACCCTGAAAGTGTACGAGGACGGCGTTACAGCAGAGTTTGTGGTGGCCCAGCACAACTACGAAAAAGACCTGAACGGCAAGGGTAAGACCATGCTGATGCGCACCACCTTGCTGAAAGACGCAGTGCAGTGGGGCAACAACGAGAAAGATGTTTCGTGGAAGAACGAACCGACCCTTCGCAACTGGCTGGAAAACACCTACGCAGCACGGCTGAGTGAGGACACACTGAAGACCATCGTGCCGGTGACGATCCGGTATGATTATGGTTCAAGTGAGAGCGGTACGCTGGAAGAACAGCGGTTCTTTGTGCCAAGGGTAGTAGACTTCAGCGGAGATACGGCGCTGTTTACGGGAATCCGAAGATTTTTTGAGGATAGTCTGAGCGGCGGCAGGGCGGATATTACCGAAGGCGACAACATCTACGACCTGTGGACGTATGTGTTCAGCACGCGAAGCACTAAAAACTACGAGGATGGCGATAACACCCGCGGAGAGGCGCTGAGCCTTTACGTGAAGCACGGCAGAGGTGCCGACCCCGGGTCACCTGGGTACATTAACACCTACTGGGATACGACAACGGGACAGTGGGGCGTTTCCAGCTCGAATGTTCTCGTATGTTTCTGCGTGGATGAGAATGCCACGGTGGACGATGATGGATGCCTGACATCCAACAGCGGGCCGGAGATCCAGAGCAACTACTTTGGCATGAACGGCGTATTTGGGCGGTGGGGAAAGTTCGGGCTGCCGTACCGCGTTTATGATGCAGATGGCGACACCATTACCGTGACCGAAAAGCTGAACGGCGAAGTGCACAGGACGTTTACGGCAATTCAAAATGGAGTATACCGCTTTGAAATATCACAGAAAGAGCTGGAAAGCTTTGACTGGAACACCGACTATATCCTGACGGTAGAAGCCAGCGACGGCCGGACCACTAACCGGAAAAGCTGCAGAGTGAACCGCATCCGTTCATCCGGGTACGTGGTGTACATCGGGCAGATCAAAGGCACGGCGGACGGACAGAGCTACTACTGGACAGAGCGAAACATTCTGGACAATCCGTTCAACGAGAATGCACCGGTGATCCTTGACCCGGAAGTGACACTGGAAGCCAACGCGATCAGCTCGTTTACCTTTACGGTGCCCGTCTCGAACCCGTTCTACGACAAGCTGGAGCTGAAAAAGCCGGTAGTCAGCATAGAAGAGGACGGCCGCGAGATCTTTATGGGCTATATCACCGAAATGGAAAAGAACTTTGAGCTGGACATGGAAGTGACCTGCGAGAGCGAGTTTGGATACTTGCAGGACAGAGACTGTCGGGTAGAGAACAAGTTCTACACGGCGTCCGAACTGCTGGCACTGGCGCTGACCGTGGAGGATGACCCGGAAGAACACGTCGGCTTCAAGGGCGAAGGCAAGGTGTTCCTGCCCGGAAACGTGACCGTAGAAAAGCCGGAAAGCGACACGGACAAGGAGACCAAGGCCATCAGCGACTGCTGGAGCGTACTGACCAACAGCCTGACCGGAAAGTACGGCGGATATCTGCGCCTGCGCAAAGAAATCAAAATGGTGGACGGCGTGCGCGTTTACACAAGATATCTGGACTATCTGGCAAAACTGAACGACAAGACCGATCAGGTGATCGAGCTTGGAAAGAACCTGCTGGACATTTCGTACTACATCAAGGCCGGGGACATCGTGAACTCGGTGAAGGCATATGGTTGGTACAAGAGCGGATGGCTCTTCTGGGAGACCACGAACCCCATCTCGCGGGAAGCGTACAACGGAGAATCCATCAAGAAGTACGGCCTGTGCCAGCGCGTCCTTGTGGTGGAAGGAACCGATTCCACGGGAGACAGCCTTTTGAAGAAGGCCATGGACGAGCTGAAAAAGTACAGCGGTTTCACTGGAAGTGTGCAGATCAACGCTGCAGACCTGTGTGATATTGGCGTGGACACCGACCGGCTGGACTTTATGAAGGAGACGTACGTGCTCGCGGAACCGCACAGTATCGATGACTGGCTGCCCTGCACGAAGGAAGTGATCCCGCTGCATGAGCTGGATCAGAAAGACTTTACCTTTGGTGCGACCACGGCAAAGCTTTCGTCTTTGCAGGCAGGTAACTTTGCGACGGCGGGCAAGGCGTGGAACGCGATCCAGTCCACCATTGGCTACATCAGCAAGTGAGGAGGATCAATGTACCATTCTCTTATTATAAATGTAGGCGACGACTACATTGACACCTGGGACGACTGGAAGCTGATCCCTTCCTCGCGGCCGGTGATCGCACCGCCCATTGAGCGGACAAAGTTCGTAACTGTGCCATGCAGAGACGGCGCATTGGACTACAGCCGTACCCCTGCAAACCGTCCTACCTACGATGACCGTACCGGAAAGATCGAGTTCTACCTCGAAAACGACTATGCCGGCTGGGACTGGGAGACCGCGTACACGACCATCTGCGAGACCTTGAAGGGACAGCGGGTGCGGTTTGCGCTGGAGGACAATCCCAGCCATTATTATTCGGGTCTCTTGTGGGTGAGCCAGTTCAAAAGCGACAAGGGGCACTCGAAGATCACGCTGGAGTACAACTTGCACCCGACCATGTACACCCTGAAGGTGGAAGCCGTGGCGCTGAACGTATACGACCTGAAGCTGAACAGAGGCATGGAGTATCAGCTGCTGGTGGGCGTTGGGCCGACGAATACGTTCTACCGCAAGATGAACGTGACCGCGAAACCGCGGGATGTGGTGAAAATTACTCAAAATGGGACCATTCTGGCCCTGCGGAAAGGCACAGCGGTGGTGACGGCAGAGTGCGGCGGCATGAAAGCCGAGTGCGCCGTGACGGTAGGCGCTTACGAGAGCTTTACCATTGAGCGTGCACTGGACGGCGTGAGCGAGACGAACCCGGTGGGGAGCATCGTTGCCGGCATGAGCTATCAAAACGTGTTCAACGTAGGCGACAGCGAGAAGGAAATGCTGGAACTGACCGTAGAGATGGGAGGCACGGATGTGACCGGAAGTTGTGTTGTCATGGCAGAGGACAACGCGAGCGCACAAATCAAAATGGCATCGGTGACGGGAAATATCAGGATCACAGCGCATGCTGCAGCAAAGCCGGTGGCGGCGATGCTGTGTGCAGATATCCTGCCTGTGGAGGTAAAGCCGCTGAAACGGGTAGAAGGAGCATTCCGGCTTGGAAGATGAAAGGAAGGATGATATTTGAGTTTGGAAGCGTACTCCATTTTGAAAAATGGAAACGAAAAGCTCTCGGAGCATTTCAAGGTGCGCGAGTTCTACTGCCGTGACGGCAGCGACCCGGTGTTCATTGACACGGCGCTTGTGGAGGTGCTGGAAAAGATCCGGACGCACTTTGGCAAGCCTGTGACAATCACGAGTGGATTCCGCACGGCAAGCTGGAACGCAAAGCAGAAGAATGCCGCAAAGTTCAGCCAGCATCTGTACGGCAAGGCGGCAGACATTCGGGTGCAGGGCATCAGCGTGGAGCGGGTGTATGCCTACGCGGACAAACTGCTGGGCAACGCCGGTGGCTGCGGCATTTACCCGCCCGGTCTGGGACGCACCAACGGCTGGGTGCATGTGGACGTGCGCAACGCCAAGAGCCGCTGGAAGGGGTGAGCGCCGATGGAAAGCATCATTGCCGCCATCCTCAGCGGTGTTGTGACCCTGATCGGCGTACTGATCGCAAACTCGCGTTCCAATGCCGTGATGAAATACAAAATTGAGGAGCTGACCCGGGAAGTCCGCAAGCACAACGGTTTTGCGGAGAAGATCCCGGTCATCCAGAGAGACATTCAGGTGTTGAACCACAGAATGTCCGACATCGAAGTACATGAATATGAACACGAAAGGAGCAACGTATGAATTTCAACATTACTGCAGGCACCATTGCACGTACCGCTGTTCTGCTGCTGGCTCTGACCAACCAGATGCTGAGCGCCATGGGCAAGAGCCCTCTGCCCATCGAGAGCACCACTGTGGAGCAGCTGGTGACGGCTGGCATCACGACCATTGCGGCACTGATCGCATGGTGGAAGAACAACTCCTTTACGAAGGAAGCCATTGCGGCCGACAAGGAGTACGACCGCCTGAAGGCAAAGAGCGGGAAGTAA